CAAAAATTAGCCAGACTTGCCGCATCGGATGATTACGGCTACTGCTCCTGTGTATCCTGCGGAGTGACTAAGCATTACAAAGATATGCAAGGCGGTCATTTCATTCCGAAAGGCAACTCTTCTTACTGGGCGTTAGAGATAGAGAACGTACATCCACAGTGTGCTGCGTGTAACATGTGGGGAATGAAGCACGGGTCTGCTGCTCAGTCTTACACGCTCTTTATGGAGGACATGTACGGCAGGGACTTTGTAGAAGACATGATCGTCAAGAAGTCTATTCCTGTGAAACGGTACAAGGCAGATTACGAAGACCTATTAGCGCAGTTCCAAGAGCTGATTGATTACCACGAGAAGAGGATTGCATGAATTTTTACAAATCCCTACAGGTATTGGCGAAGACTCATGGCAACGCCAGAAAAGATCTACACAATCCTATCAAGCCTCAGCCTTACTTGGTTGAAGACCAAGACCCTATGGGTATGCTAGGTGAGATGGCGTTTGCGCTGATTACAGGACACGCAGTAGACCTCGAGCAAAGGATAGAGGGTGATGAAGGGTACGACTTTATTGTTCCTCTGAAGTTTACTATTGACGTTAAGACAACCGCCAAGACAGAGAAGTCTAATAACCTCATGGTTCAAGAGGGTAAGGTTAAGGCTGACATCTACGTCCTTGCGATGGTAGAGAATGATATACCTGATTTCGTGGGTTGGGCTTGGGGTAAACAGGTTAAGGCTGCGCCTACTAGAGACTTTCGCGCAGGTTATCAAAGTCACTACATTCCCATAGATAACCTATCTCCTATGGATGAACTTTATAAAAGGCTGCACAGATGAAGATCGTAGAAATATACCCAGTGTCAGTAGAAGAGGTTAATGAATGGCTAGTCGATGCTATGTACACAGCAGAGGGGCATGACCGGAACGTCATTGGCACTATTGGGATTATGCTCGAGGACTTCAGCGGGTTTATCCATGACAATCCAAATCTAAAGAAACTCTTTATCAAATACCTAGAGAGTGCAGAAACGGAAGACGAGGTAATACATTGAAATCCACAGACTATCAAGTAGCAGGTAGCCACTACCAGAAGTTAAAGATTCAGCCTATTGATTACATCTTGGCTAACGACTTGGGCTTTTGCGAGGGAGCTATTGTGAAATACATCTCGCGATGGCGGGATAAGGGAGGAGTGGACGACCTTAGAAAGATCAAACAGTTCTGCGAATTCTTGATTGAAGAGGAGCTAAAAAACAAGCCCCTCCCCACGATGGAGGAGAGGCGTTTACCAAGGGGTTAGTCTAATCTTCGTTTTTGCTCGAACTGTATTGCTTTCTCTAAGCCGCCGCCAAAGAAGTTGTACCAAACATCTCCAATGACAGGCAGTTCGCGCAATGCTTTTGACTCTTCGCCTACAAATTCACCATTCATAGTTTTCCAAACATCTTCTCCGATTGCGTTAATCCAATCTAATGGAGGCGCAATCGTTTCTCCTAATGCAGAGCCTACTTGACCTTTGCTTACATACTTATCCATTACATACTGACTACCGCCAAATACTTTGAATAAGTTTTCTATGTAGTTGTCAGGCATATCTTCTGCTGACATACCTTGTCCGCGAAGGAAATCCTTAGTTTCATCTACAGTAGCCCCCATCATTGGAATGATAGTCATGTATGCAACAAGATTCTCTGCGGCTTTCTTTTGATTGCCAGATTTAAACTCTTGAACAATATCTCTTCTCATCACATCCAGTTGCTTAATAGCAAATGTTTTTAGTGAGTAGAATATGCGACCATTAGGATTGTTTAAATACGCTAACGGAACTTGAGACAAGTTGATCGGCTGTACTCCTGCAAGCTCGTTGTATAGCATTAGCTTTACATTGTCTGTTACATTCCCTGCGCGAAGGTCTGTAATTGTAGACTTGAATTCTTCTCCTAGCATACCGCCGTATTTCTTTCTAATCTCTGCAATACCCTTATCGCTCTTAGCAAGATTAGCAAATCGCTTGTAGGCAGAATTAATAAACGTAGTTTTACCTAGTCTGTCTAATGCTTTAAAGCCAACTGCTCCAAGTGTTTTATCTAGTAGCTTGGCGGTCTTACCTACAGTGGCTAGTTCTTGCGCCACAATATTGTTAATACCAATATCTTCAAGAGTTATGGTTTTCTTTCCAAGCATTCCTGCAATCGTGTTTTTCATCCCGTTCATATAGACAGACATACCTAAATCGCCTATCTGTGTTAAGGCTGAAAACGGATTACCAAGAGTTGTCATGTATCCAATGTTTCTTAGAGTGCCAGAGACTTGTCCTGCGCTTTGTTCCCCCAAGCCAAACCTTGCGCTCACTAGATCAGCCAAACGATCTGAGTCTGCCTCAGCTAACTCACCACGCTTTATTGCTTCTTCAACATAAGAGCCGACAGACTTATCAAGATTGACTCTTCTTACTCCTTCGTCAGTTACATTGCTACCCCTACCGAGGAACTTGCGCTTATGAATATCGCTAACAGCTTTCATTATGTAACTGTTAAGAGCAGTCTTAGGGTCTTGATACTGTTCAATTAGCTTGTCATCAATCTGTGCTACAGCCCTGCCTTTTGTAAATCCTAACCTATTATCGGCAACTATAGGATTACGCCCACGCATAATTTGATTGATGATATTTATACGATCTTCTTCAGGGACATCCTTGGCAGATTTAAGTCCAAGCTCCTTGGCTTTTACTTTCAACGCTCGTTGCAGTTTTGTTTGCTGTTCTTTGTTAATTGACTTTAAGAAGTCGTCATAACTTTTCACAAGACGAGGGAAGTAGTTTTCTATTTCTCCAATATCTGTGTAGCCTGCTTCGTCTTTCATCCTTGTATGAATAGTTTTTAAAAGCTCGCGAGTAGATTCAAAAGCAGAATCGCTATCAACAGAGTATCGCTTCATTACTGTAAGAGCATTGTCAAAATCTCCATTGTACAAATTCCTAGAGACTATTTTTAAATCTTGACCTTTCATTTTGTCAAAGATTTCAGTCAAAGGCTGTGCAATTTTAATGTACTCTTCTGTTTCTTTTGCAATAGCAAATTCTGTTTTGGCTAACTCGTCATGTATTTTTGGGCTGATGTTTTTAATGTTTGTGCTAATTACGCCAAGAATATCTTCGCCAAACTTCCAACCACTTGTTGCCGCAGAAGGAGCTATACTCTTTACTTTTGCAGCAATAACAGCTTGCGCTTCTTCTACAGAAGGCACTCTTACTTTAGCGTCTGACTTAATTAATATGTCATCCAAAGCATCTTCATCTAACCCCATGCGATTCATAACGATTTGTTTTACAGATCCGGGAGTTTGCCCTCCTTTTGCAACTTCTTCATATACAATGTTTTGAATCTGATCAAAATCTTCTTGCGCTTTTAGCTTTGCTTCTGGTGAGCGTCTTTCTATTAATGCTTTTCTTGCGGAAGGGGTAAGCCCCTTAATTACAGCAGAAGTTGCAGGCGCAGCAATAGCCCCAATAGCAGTCGCTCCTGCTAATTCGCCAACATCAACCTCGCCTTTTTTTGCTAACTGCTCTAACACATTATACTCAGCACCAAATGCAGCGCCTACAGCAGCAAGACCCTTATATCCTTGATACGCTTTAGATATTGGAATTAAAGTAGTAGGGCTTATCAGCGAGCCTAGTATTGTTCCTGCTATTCCTGCTGCTCCACCCATTCCTGCTTGTCGCGCAGCTTCAGGATATTTGTTTTCAAGCTCTATGTCTTTTGCTCTAGCAATAACCTGCCTTCTTACGTCAGGAGAAGCATTCATATACTGCTTACCATATAACTCTTCTGGCGGCGTATAAGTAAATCCTTCGCTAAAGCTAAAGCCAACCTTTCCTATCGGAAATTCGCTAGACAAATAAGTTAAAGCATTACCAATATCCGTATCAGCAGATTCAAAAGCATAAGCAAACTTGTCAAACGTAGAAGGTTCGCCTACAGCAACTTCTACATTTAAAGTTGCTCTTGCCTCTGGCGATATTTGATCAAACTTTTTGTCAGCAATAAGCTGCAAATCTTCTCTGCTTAATTTAGACAGATCAGCCATGACTATTCCTTATTTATTGCGAGCCATTACATTTTGTCTTGCACGAGCCATAGCCGAAGCATTGTATTTTCCTGTTGGGTTAATTCTTAAATACTCTGCTTCAATTTCGCTTTGTAATTGTTGCTCTGCCTGTTTGTCTACAAACTTACCGTCAGCCCAATCTGCTGAAGTTTCATCTGTTAGCTTCAAAATACCACTTGTCATCTCAGTGTAGCCTTGAGGAACATATCCAAGAGATCTAGCGTCCTCTTTGCTGATTTGTTGTGGAGGCTTTTGAGGTGTAGGCGACTGTCCTAGTTGCGCTGCTGCCGCTGCTGCTGCTGCTTCAGGATCATAGTTATCTCCTGACTCTGTTTGTTGGCGAGCCATTGCTTCAATATCAAGCTCATTAACAGGTGCAGCAATACCTGTTTTGATCTTTGCAGTTACAGCTCTTAATATTTCATCAGGGCTTGCTGTAGGTCTTGATTGTCTTTCTACAGCTATAAGTTGATGCAGTCTTGCTCGAGAAATTTCAGGGTCTTTCATGCCAAGAAAGCCTTTTGACATAACATCTTTTAGTTCTGGAACTTCTTCAGCTAACGCATCGTACTCTTTTACCTCTCTTTCGCTTAAAGGTTTATAGTCTTCAAGTTTTAATGCTTTTACTGCTGCAAGCTCTTGGGCTGCTACTCTTGGTAATACATCAATTGCATCAAAGCTACCAGATTCAATGCCAACAGCATACAATTCGTATTCGCTTCCTAAATCTCTTAAAGATTGAGCAATACTTTCTCTGCTTGCATCTGCGTTTTGCTGATTAATAATGCTTCTTGCGCCTCTGCTAATTTCTAAAGCAGTTGCAGCTTGGTTTAGCCCTGCTTGTTGAGCGGCAAATTCTGCTGCTGCTTCAGCTCTTGATTCTGCTGTTTCACGCATTCTCATTTGTTGTGTAGCAGAGACAATGTTGGTTGCGGCTGATAATTGATTTAGTTCTTCTGTTGTACGAGCCATCGCTCTGTCTTCTTCTTCTTTTCGAAGACGCGCTGCCTCTTGTCTTAATGTTGCAGCTCGTATAGGATCAATAGATTGAACAACATTTGCTGCCTCTAACAATCCCGCAGGAGTAGATGTGTCTATATTAGCTAATGCAGCTTGCAGTTTCTCGCCAGTAGTCCTTGGATCAATCCCAAGCATAGGCTGTACTGCACGGCGTAAATCTTCCTGACGCTGCACACCAAGCTGACCTGCTACCTGAGCAAGAGGAGCTAACGCAGCCGCACGACCTCGAAGGCCAGAAGAAAGCAACTGCCCTTGAAGCATACCCTGCTGAAGTAGTTTCTGTTGACGTTGTTCAGGAGTGTCAATGATGTCCGCAAACAAACTTTGAATGTTTATAGCCGCCATGTCTATTTTCCTAAATTAATTACTGTGCTTGGTGTTGGCTGAGGAGGAGTTTTTAAAATATCAAACAGCCCTTGGAACTGCTGCTGCCGCAAAGCATTAGCTAGTGCAGCGTAACCTAGCTGAGACTCTAGCGTAGACTCGGCAAGTTGAGTTCCTAAGCCAAGACCAGTAGATTGTAGCGCAGTTGCAATACGCTCTGCCTCTAATTGTGGCTGCAAGTTTGCAAGTAACTGCTGTTGTCCTGAGTAAGCAGTTGGAATAGCAGACAGTCCTAATTGACCTAATAGTCCTAGCCTTGCTCGTGTTTCGCCTAATCCCGCAAGGGTTTGCTGTGACTGCAGTGCTTGCTCTGCTCTAGCCTGTTCCATAGCACTTACGCCAAGACCTGCTTGCTGTTCTGCGATAGCTTTCTCTAGTGCTAACTGCTCTGGCGTACCGCCAAACATAGCAGTCCTCACCCCTAGTCTACCTTGGTTAGCCAGACGTTCTTCTAGCCCTAGCCTTGCACGTTCCTGCTCTGGTGCGAGAGTGGCTTGCATACGACCAAATATGTCCTGCTCACGAGCAGCTCTTTGCGCTGCATCTTGAGTCAACATCCCGATGACATTCTCTTGCTCCTGTCGCCTTGCTTCTGGACTACCTAGCATAGTAAAAGCGTCAGCACCAAAACCTAGCAGGTTAGCTTGTAATGCTTGCTCTGTAGGGCTTAGCATTGTATCCATGCCACTTGGTCCAAGTGTAGCTCTTGAGCCAGTAGGAGTGGTAACAGTAAAAGGTTTGAATTCTGTTCTTCGGCTTATTTCGCCAAGTATTCCACCCTCATATTGAGGAACAGTCTCTTGACCAAAGACCGCAGCAACATCACGTTTGCCTAGCTCTTCAATGTCTTTGATTATTTTTTGTTGTGCGGCTGCGCCTCCAACTCCGGCGATAACATCACCTGCTCCTTCACCGAGCAAGCCGCTTAAAAAATCTGTTAATGCTGACATTAGTAAGTACCTCCATCAATCGTGCCGACTGTGAAAGTTCCACTCACTGTCAGGTTATCCATTGTAGTTGTGCCAGTAAAAGTAGGTGACGCTGAGTCAGACTTCGTTGCCACTGCCACTTGGATTGCGTCAAATTCAGCTCCGACCTCAGAGCCTTTAACAACCTTGGCAGGGTTGCCGCTAACCAAAGCGTCCTTGGCTGCGAAGTTAGTAAGTTTGGTATAGTTCGACATTAGACTATCCTTCCCATCAGAGCTTGAATGTTAATCTCTTGAAGGGCAATCGAGTTACCCTCAACAGTTGTTTCTACCCCTACGGCTACGACTGTACCCTGACCAGAGGCGTTGATCTTCTTGCGTTTAATCAAAGCAATAGACGATGAATACTCAGCGTCCGTGTTGAATTCGGATATGTTGTACTGCGCTACGTTAGACTGCGGTAGTACATAGGCTTGCTTTCTGTAGTTGCCAGAATAGTCATACGCCCAGTTTAATACCACTGTAGCCTCAGCGCCATCAAAGGTTGTAAGGTTGATCTTCTTCAGGAACTTCAAGTTTGACGTATTGCCAAAGCTCAAAGGGTGACTGAAGTAACTCAACAGATAACCGGTATTGTTATCGGTATATCCTGTGTACTCACCAATGCCATCTGCTACACCAACGTACAGTTTCTCGGTAGATGTTTCCGCGAAGCAGAGTGGATTGATATGCGACCAAGTAGTCGCTCTAAAGCTCCCATCCTGTAGAGGGAAGCGCGTGTCAAAAGCGTAAACCACACCCAATACTGGGAAGTTTAGTAACACAAACGCCTGTCTTGGCGAGTAGTGCATACTAATATTCCCCGTCTCTGCTGCGAAGAGAGACTTAATATCGTTGTTGACGTTCTTTGAGATGTCGCCAATAGGAGCTGACTTCTCTTGAATTGTCCTTGACAAACTACGAACACCTGAGTCGTCTAGGAATATCAAGTCCTTACCAGTGGAGACTACTGCATCTCTACCCACACAACCTACGTTCGAGATTGTATCAGATAACGTCATACTCGCAGGGCTGCTTGCCCCCTCGTACACTATGATGGAGTTCCTGCCAAAGATAATCAGAAAGCCATTGTGTGCCGCCATAGCGGTGATAGTGTCGTATCCGTTAGGCCAGACCTGTGTAATATCAATCGAGCCTGTAGAGCCACCTGACCATCCAGAACCGTTAAGTAGGTCTGACCAGTAGATTGTAGACTTGTCACCATCAAAGTCTGCCACCCACAACCGACCAAATGCAGCGATAGCTACATGCCCTTCTGGCGGTGTGCCTGTCGCATGAGCATGATTAGACATTGCCTCTAGTACACCCGCATGATCCGAGTAAATCAAAGGCTCGTGTCCTCGTTGGAAGATGTACATATGATCATTGAAAGGTACGAACTTCCAGTTGTTAGCGGTAATGGTATAAGATACAGGCGTTTCATCTACCATCGTGGTAGTGCCTGAGAATATCTTGTTGTTACCTGCTGACAAGAAAGTAACATCACCATCTGCGGCAACGTACTCACCCATAGATTCTATGCCATCTGACGAACCAAGAAGATCGTTACCGTTTAGCAAGGTGTAACCCTTCCTTGCGGCAATACGTCCTTCCTTATCAATCACACAGTTATCCGCAACGGCAGAGAAACTTGCGTCCTGTGCCAACGGTGCATCTTGGGTGTTAATACCCGCAAATCCCGGAGCGGTAATGGTGATACTTTGGAGTTGTTGTGCCATCTATACCACCATAAAAGTAGTTTCATCAGGGTAACGGTTAGCGTCTATAGCTATCGCATCAGACAAAGCAGTGGACGCAATAGCAAATTGTTCTGCTGCTGACTGACCGCCTGTTTCACCACGCTCTCGTAGAGCCATCGCGAATGCCATCTGAACCACAGGGTTGTGTGGCACTTTAATCTTGGTTGCGTCAGCACTGATTAGTCCTTGTGGTTTAGACATATCAAACCGCAGGTTATATATACCGTCAGGCTGTGGGTATACCTTGACCTTTAAATCGTCATTAGCATCCACACCAGTGATAGTATAAGTGGACGGTGAGCCACTGGTTACGTCTTGGTTGTAGTAGACATTGTTAAAGAATGACTTTGTTTCGAGTTTCATCATCCTGTTGGACGAATCGTTAATGACATCCTTGAGTACTGCTTCCTGACCAGAGCCAGTTAAAGAATACTCTGACGTACCAGAGACTGTATTGACTAGGATCGTGTCGCGAAGGGCAGACCAGTTCCAAGAGTTTTCTACAATTCTCTTTGCGTCATTAACAAAGTCTCCGATCAGTGCGGAGTAGTCAGACTCTAACGCTGTGTTAGCTTGGTCTTCACGCAATCGCC